GTCGCGCTAACAGCGCGCGGCTCGCGCGACGCGCTAACAGCGCGCGGCTCGCGCGACGTGACGGCGTTCATCAGCGTGCCCCGGTGCGCGGCAGCGCGGCGTGCCTGGCGCTGAACGCCGCGTCGGCGCGGGCGAACAGCGCGGGCTTCTCGCGCCGCAGCCGCGCCATCAGCGTGCGCACCGCGTTCGATCCGACCAGCGCATCGAACGGCTCGCGCTCGTGCATGTCGCCAAGCTCGGCGATGCGCGCGTTGACCCAACGCTCGTCGGGGTCGGTGACCGCCTCGGCCTCGGCTGGCGCCGGGGTTGCCGGCTCGGCGGGCTTGGACGTGGCCGGTGCCGAACTGACTTCGACGACGCCCTTCGCGCGCAGAATCGTCGCCAGCCAGTCGGGTTGTCCAACCTGCAGCCGTCCGCTGCACTCGGCCAATGCGCGGACGCAGAGCACGCGCTGCGCCATCGGGCAGCTTTCCAGCGCCGGGCGCTGCACCACCGCCCAGTCATGGAAGTGCTCGGCCGGCACATCGGCCATCGCGGCCTTCAACGCCTTGACGAAGCCGGGCCATGACGGCTTGCCGCGATCGGCGGGCACGTCGATCGCGTGCAACTCGAACGCCGCGGCGGCGTGCTCTTCCGGCGTCGGTTCTTCGTCGAGCGCGCGCAGCAGTTCGGCGGCGTCAGGCACGGCGCGGGCCTCTTCGATGGTGTCGCCGTTGTATTCGATCAGCAGCGCGCGCGCCGCGTCGTCGGCCTTGATCCAGCGTTTGACGAACTCGTGCGCGAACTGCCGCGCGTCCTCGAAGCCCTCGCCGACGACCTCGCCGTTCTCGTCGATCAGCACCGCGTCATAGTCGGCATCGCCCCAATCGGGCCGGTCGTCATTGACGGGCGTGTCGCCGTAGGTTGCCGCCGCCTTGCGCAGTTCCTCGGGCGCGACCGGATTTGTGGCTGCGGGTTGCGCCGGCGGCTTGTCAACCGCAGCGGCTTTTATCCCCTTTTTGTCAACCGCGGCCGCGGGCTTCTCGGCCTTCTTCTCGGCCTTCTTCTCGCCGGGCTTGTCGTCCTTGAAGCGCGCCAGCGCGGCGTTGAACGCGGTGTCGATCTTGGTCCTGGCGTCCTCGGGCGCGGCATCGCGCGTGGACTGCACCGACGGCATGTCGCCGATCTCCAGCACGTCGCGCAGCGTCGGCGCCGCCTTGAGCGCGGCGAACAGGAGTTTCGCCCATTCCCAGGCATTGCCCTCGCCGATCAGCTTGTTGCGCGTGCCAATAAACCATGTGTCGTCCCACCCGTCGTCGGCCCGCGCGGCGGGTTCAGCCGCCTTGACGAACTGCTCGCGGGTCGGCCGCTCGGCCGGTGCCGCCCACGACTTCGGCGCTTCGGTGGCGAAGTCCTCGGCGTCAAGCTCGCGCGTGCCGATGCCGCGCAGCACGTCGGGAAACGCATCGTGCAGCGCGAAATGCCGCGCCCGCCACATCATCATGCGCTTGGGGTACTTGCCGTGCGTCGCCTGCCCGAACAGCCCCGCCGTCTTCGCGTCCCTGGTCGAGAACCGGCCGATCTTCTCGCTCGCGCCGCGCCGCCTGGCGATGCAGACCGCGGTGAATCCGTCGGTGCCTTCATCGCCCTCGAAAAACTCATGGATGTCATCGACCTTGCCGGATGCGTAGCAGAGGCCGGGCACCGCGTCGCCCCACACCGAGGGACGGCCGTTGATCACCGCGATCGACTGCACGGACTGCACCGGCGGCAGGCCAAGCTCGGCGCCGAACATGACCGCGATGACGATATCGTCGGGCTTGTTGCGATAGCTCGCGGGCACCAGTTGCGAGCGCGCGGCGGCGCCCGCGAAGTCCATGATCTCGCCGATCGAGTTGAGCCGGATCGACAGGATCGGCTGGACGCTGCGCGAGACGGGGGTCAGCGCGCGCGACTCGTCGCTGGCGGGCTGGATGGGCGTCAGTTCATTCATGGTGTCGGTGTCCTCATCAGGTGTGTGAAAGGGCGGCTTCAAAGCCGGCGATCTGCTCGTCGATGGCGCTGATCTCGCGCAGCCCGTCCGGCCCGGCGGTGCCGGGAATCGGGTTGCCGGCGGCGTCGATCTCGCTGGCCTGCAACAGCACGAACTCGCGGTAGACGCGCAGAAAGGCGAGCGAGGCGCAGGCGACGGGGGTCAGCCGGCGCAGCAGGACGGCGGCGCGCATGCTCATCGCGCCTTCATCGACGACGCCGCCTTCCATTCGACCCCCGGTATGACCGCGGTCGGACGGTTGCGGCTGTCGCGCGCCTTCATCGCCGCTTTGACCGCCGCGTCGTTGATCATGAGGAACTGCATCGGCACGGCGTTGAGGTCGGTGACCTCATAGTCCCAGGTGGTGCGCATCGACGCCGTCGCGCCGAACGTGCCGCGCACCCGCGTCAGATCAGCCGCGCGGCCGTCCGCCATCGCATCGGCATCATCGGCCGCCTTCTGCGCCACGGCCGCGCGTTCCAGCAGCGCGTCCGCGCCCTTGCCCTTTTGCAGCGCCTTCGCCGCGGCCGCGGTGGCGCGGTCGGCGGCGTCTTGCAGCCGCCTGGCCTCGGCCTCGGCGATCTTGCGCGCGGCGTCCTCCTTGCGCTTGCCGTAGCCGTCCATGATCGCCTGCACGGCGGCCATCGGCCCGCTCAGCGGCGCGTTGAACGCCTTGAACCAGCGATCGACGACGCGCCCGCCTTCGAGAAACGGCGCCTTGTGCTCGGTGAATTTCTCTTTCGACGTGCGCAGCAGCGCGGTCGCCATGCGCATGTTCTCGGCGACGTCGCCGAGCGTCTCGTCGTCATCGATGACCGCGATCGTCGCGGCCGTGGCCTGCAACACCGCCGTCAGGCTGTCGCGGCGTTCGGCCAGCAGCGCCAGCGCATAGTCGAGATAGGCTTCGATTTGCGCCGTCGAGAGCGGGCTTGGCGGCAGCGGCGCATTGGAGCCGGCGGGCGGGGAAATGGGCGTGATGCTGTTCATCGATGTGGTGTCCTCGGAATGATGGGTTGCAGTTGCATGGGATCGATCGCCCGCAGCGGGTTCGCGGCGGGATGGTCCGGCTCGTGCGCTTCGGCATAAGCCTTGAGCGCGATCAGCCGGTCGTATGTCGGCTGATCGATGCGCAGCCCGCGCTCGTGAACGCGCGAGACGCCGGGTGCGGCATAGGGATCGGGAAAGGCGGGCTGCACTTCGCCGTTGATCTCGGCGTGCCAGCCGTGCGCGTCGTGAACGATGCGGCAGGGCACGCGCCAGCCGCCCTTGACCAGGCGCATCGAGAAGTATCCAGGCTCCGGCGCGTCGATGCGGCGGCGTTGACGCGCGGCATGCAATTCGGATGTCATGCAGTCACCTGTCCTTGTGCGTTGCGCTCATTATGTGCATAACGGGCAAACTTTGTCAAATCGCGCTCGGCACAAGGGTTTCCCGATGCACAAGGGATCGCCGGAACAGAACGCGCACGGCAAAACGCCGCGCCCCCGGAGGGACGCGGCGCCTGGCAGGCCGGATGCGGTGTGAGGTTAGGCCGGGATCAGGCGGCGCGCGCCAGCAGCGGTATCGCCGGCTTCAGATGACGCTGCACGAACTCGATCGCGGCGGCGGCGATGATGGTCTGATCGAACAGCGGCGGTACATGATAGCCGAATAATGTCACCTTGCCGTCGGGCTGGATCGATATCTGACGCAGCAGATGACGACCGTCCGCCATCCGCACAACGCACTCCTGACCGTGCAGCGGCGCCGCATCGAAGCCCTCGCTGTCGAGTTCGCGATGCAACACGACATCGCCGTTTCTGTAGGCCGGATATAGATCGTCGCCGCAGACAAGATGCGCGACCATGGCAGCCGGATCGGGAAGAACGACCGTCTGCGGTAGAGTGTCAGTGCGCTTCACGGCGTCTATTTTCCCTTCGGGTCCAATCCGCCCGACGATACGCACTCTCGGTATCGTGTGCAATTGTTCACCGTACAGGAGTGTTCCCGCCGGCAGCTTGAGGATCTGCGCATAAATCCTTGCCACGTCGGGGCGGATGTTGCGCCGGCCGTTCTCGTGATGGCTGTAGCTGGTCTCATTCAATCCGTGTGCGCGGGCGAACCCGATCGCGCTCGGCCAGCCGGCGTCGATCCGCGCCCGGCGCAGGCGCTCGCCAACGGCGCCTTCTGAATTGGTCTGCATCATTGGTTCATGCCTTTCTTGCTATTGACGCCGCTTGTGCATTGCGGGCAATGGTCCCGGTATGGTGGTGTCGATCTCTCCTGCGCTCAATGCACAAATCGGAACGTGCTTTCGCCCGCTGTTGCGGCTTTGGCCCGACGTGCGAACGATCGCCGCCGATCTTGGCATCTCCTACTTCACCGTCGCCGCCTGGATGCGACGGGACTCCGTGCCGACGTGGCACTGGGATGCGCTGATCGCCTCGGCCCGGCGCCGCCGGATCAGGGGCGTGACTTTTGTAACTCTGCGCGCGCGATCGGCACAACGCCTCGCGCTGGACAACACTTCGTATGAGCACCGGTCAGCCCCTTTGCTACCGCCGGTAGAGCCGGAAAATACCCGCTCCAAGCCGATACGCAGCGATGCCGTGATTGCGCACGATGCGCAAGCGGATGTGCGCGCCGCGCCCTCACCGTCTATCAGGAAACAAACCCATGCCGCTTGACACTTCCGGGTCGAACACCGCCGCCAACGACACCGCCGCCGAGCACATGCGCCTCTACCGCCAGCAGAAGCGCAAGTGCGAGGAGGAGAACGGCGTGCTGCGCAACCTGATCAAGCGCGCCAAGGCGGACGGCGTAAACACCAAGGCGATGATCGAGACGGTCAAGCTGACCAGGCTCGACCCCGAAGTGGTGGCGCAGGATCTCAAGGATCAGCTCCGCTATATGCAGATCATCCGCATCCCGCTCACCGCCGAGGACCTGCTCGCCGGATGGGACGCCGAGGTCAGTTCCAGGCAGAGCCGCGAGGACGATCTGTGGGACGCCGACGACAAGGGCTATCGCGCCGGGCGCAACGCCGACGACATCGGCTCGGTGCCGTACGACGACGCCGAACGGGCGCAGCATTGGACGGCGGCATGGCACAAAGGCCAGGCGGCGATCGCGCGCGAACTCGGTCCCGACGTCAAGCAGGGCGACGCCTCCAAGGCGCGCCCGCAGCGCGACCAGCCGGGCCCGGGCGACATCGCCGAGGCGCCCGCCGATCCGCCCTATGTCCCGGGCGCGGCCAAGCCGGCGGCAGCGCTCAAGCGGACCCCGGCCAAGCGCGGGCGCAAGGCCGCCGGGAGCGGGCGCTCGGCCATTCACTGATCGCGTGTCATGCCGCATCGTCCCGGCGGAGTGATGACGCTCGATCTGTCGTCCTGCGTCGGTTGGGCCTACGGCCTGACCGACAGCAACGCGCCGCGCTTCGGCGTCTGGCGGCTGCCGCACATTGGCGGCGAGGGCGCCAAATACTGCGCCTTCGAGAATGAGCTTGCCGCCGCGATCGGCGTGCTGCGGCCCGGCTCGCTGGTGCTGGAAGCCTCGCTCTCCTTGCAGGCGCTCGCCGGGGTCTCGACCATCGCGGTCGCGCGCCAGCAGTTGACCCTGCGCGGCATCGCCTACTCGGAAGCCTATCGGGCATCGATTCCGATCAGCGAGGTTTCCAGCGACATCGTGCGGCTCGCCGTGCTCGGCACCTCGCGCTTTGCCAAAAATCAGGTGAAGTACGAGGTCGTGCGCTACTGCCGAAGCATAGGTCTAATGGTGCCGGATCATAACGCAGCAGATGCTGTGCTCGTTTGGCTGTGGTACAAAGGACAGATGAACAGGACTTCCCCTGTTGCTGGCCCTTTGTTTCGGAGCACTCGCGATGCCGTCAACTGAACTGGAAGAGTGGCGCGTTATCCCTGGATGGGAATGGTATGAAGTGTCAAGCCTTGGCCGGATTCGCACGGCCGCATGTCCGTGCGGTCGCGTGAAGGCCAGACTGCGCAAGGCGTATGCTGATCCGAAGTGGGGTCACTTGCGCGTCGTGCTGCGCGGTCCCGAAAACCGACAGATCAGCATGGGCGTGCATCGCGCCGTGGCCCTGGCGTTCATCGGGCCACCGCCGAGCGATCTGCATATGGCGGCGCATAACGACGGCAAGACGGCCAATAATAGCAAAGGCAACATCCGCTGGGCGACGCCGGCCGAGAACGAAGCGGATCGCATCATTCACGGCACGAGCAACCGCGGGGTTCGTCAGCACATGGCGCGACTGACGGCAGAAGGCGCGAAGCAGGTTCGCCTGGATTACGCCGCCGGGCATTCGCAGATGGCGATAGCCGCAGAGCGCGGTGTTTCGCGCGGCTGCGTCCAGGCGGTCGTCGAAAACAGAAGTTGGGCATGGGACGATGAGGTCCGGCCGCCCAGTGTACGATATCCCGACCCGGCGCTGCGCACGCGCTCCTATCGTCTTGACCCGGAGAAAGTAGCTGAAATCCGTCGCCGTGCCACCACGGACGAAAGCATCTCTAGCATCGCGCGCGGCATGAAAGTGAGTCGCGCCAGCGTGCGGAATGCGATCACGGGCAAGACGTGGGGCTGGTCGGCGGACAAATCAGGGAGCGACGGCAATGGCAGATCATGCAGTTGAGCGGCACGCGCGCCGTTGCGGGACGCCTGTTTTCAGGCCACAGACACTAACCGAGAGAACGCATAAAATGCCTACCCTGACAGGCTTTTTTTCGTTGCGCCTACAAGGCTTGATTGGGCGCGGGACTTGTGCATCATGCGCTAAGCGAAACGCCCGAAGGCGGGAACCTTCGGGCGTCTGATCGCTAGGTAACACCGGGGCTGGCTGGCTGACCGGCACATACCAGGAAACACTCGCCTCCTGTATGTGCCACAGCCCGCGGCCCCGATCAAGAGGGGCTATGGCTATGATTCTATACATTTTCGTGAATCTCGGGTTGTCCGCCGCGTTCAAGGGGGCGCGGTCATGAGCGCCGATGATTTCCCGTTCGTGCTCGGCGATCCCGACGATGTCGATCTGATGAAAGACCTTAGTTGGTCCGTCATGTCGTGGATCGTCCTTGAGATTGCCGCTCAAGCGATGACGGTCGATGAGATCACGCTACTGCTGTCGATCGCGGTTGATGCGGTTATGCACAGATCGGCGGCTGAACTGTCAGGGGTAGGATGGCCGCGCTGGCGTATGCGCGCGGTGCTCGACTCTCTGCTCGCAAAGGGGCTGGTCGAGACGAAGGACGGATTGTGGCGCCCGTCGATGCTGATAACGCCGGAGCGAACCGCGCTGCTCAAGCAGGAGGATATCCTGTGAGCGGCACATCCTGGTACAAGCGCTATCCGGCGGACTTTCTGCACAGCACGGCGGCGCTGTCGCTGGAGGAAAAGGGTGCGTACAGCGTCGCGCTGGATCTGATGTACGAGCGCGGCGGCCCGATCCCCGATGATCCGCAATGGATCGCTCGCATGTGCGGGTGCTCGCAGCGCAAATGGACCCAGGTGTTGCGCCCGGCGCTGATCGCGGCTGGCAAGCTGCAACTCACGCCGGACGGCAAACTGATGAACTCGCGGGTGAGCTACGAGACGCATGAGAGCGCCAAGCGACTCGATGCGGCCCGCCGTGCGGGGAGTCGCGGCGGCACGAACAAAGCGCGCACCCGTGCGATTATCGACCCGATAAATTCAGATGATCTGTGGTCTATCAATGACTTAGCTGAAGGATCAGACTCAACCCCCGCCGATTCTGATCGTGCAGCGCCCGTATCGGAATTATCTTCGATTTATCGACCCGATAATTCCGAGATATTCGAGACAAAAATCAATGAAATCAACACCCCCGCCCTAGCGGACTCAGGACTCAGAAAAGAAAGTAAGAAAGAGGATAGAGGGAGGAGTCTGGTATCAACACCTGAGAATCAAAATCAGAAACTGAATCTGACACAAACAGTGCGCGCGCCGAAAAAAGCGCGCGCGTGCGCCGGTCCGGTTCGCGTCGAATGGGAAATCGCGTTCAAGGCGTTCTATGCCGCCTACCCGCGCAAGAAAGCGCCCGACCTTGCTCGTGCGGCATTCTTCCAGCGCATGCGTGAGGGTGTGCCGGCCGACGAGATCATGGCCGGGCTGGCGCGTCAGGCGTTCGATCCGCGTCCGAAGTTCGTCAAGCATCCGGCGACGTGGCTGCACGCGGGCTGCTGGCGCGATGAGCCTGACGAGGTGATCGACGAAGCGCTCGCGGCGGCCGGCCTGACCCCGCAGATGATCGCCGAGCACCGCGCCCGGCAAGCGCCGCCGGCGCAGCAGCCCATGCTGCTCGCCGTCGCGGGAGGCCGGTCATGAGCGAAAGCTGGGAGCCGTCGATCGATCAGCGCATGTTCGTCGCTGCGCTGGCGAAGTGCGTCTCGCCGATGCAGCCGGCCGACGCCACCAACGCCATACTGGCGTTTCTGCCGTCATGCCGGCACATCCCCGAGGCCGTGTTCGCCGATCCCGGCGCGTTGGCAACAATCCTGTCCATCGAACACAAATGGTCCGGCGTGCCTTCGCTGGCGAAATTCCGCCGCGCGCTGGAACTGTGGGCCGAGACGCATCTGCCGAAGGCGGCATCCGACATCGACCCGCCCGAACTCGATGCGTCGGGCCTGTCGGCGGAGGAACGCTGCAACGTGCGCGTCTGGCTCGCCGCGCGTGCGAAAGGGGCCAGCGAGCGCGATCTGCTCGGCCGTCTCGCCGTGCTCCGCGCGCACGTCAACCGCGCCTATCGCTGGCTGATCAACTTCGACATGCAGGCCGCCGATATGGCCGTTCGGCAGCGATGGTACGACGGCCAGCCGCCGATGACGGCCGAGGAACGCGCGGCGATGCCGCCGGTCGCCCCGGCGCTGCAACGCGCGCTGCACCCGGAACTGACGGTTGCCGCCGAGCGGGCCAGGGATCACGACGAACAGCGGCTCGCGACGCAGCCCTCGACGGTCGCACCGGCGGTGCTGGCAACGCGGGACAGCGCTCCGCCGCAAGAGTCCACACCCCCCGCACGGCCGCTCGGCGCGCTGTCGCCCGAACGCCTCGCCGCGATACGCGACGCCAACCCGGCGGTGCAGTCGGCGCGCGCGGTCGCAGCGCTGGTCGCCGAGGAACGGGCGCAGGCCGCCGCCGAAGCCGAGCGCGAACGCGAACTGGAGCACGCGACCGCGACGCGCGCACACCATCCGCTCTGGACCGACGACGCCGATCTGATCGACCCGCCGCTCGCACCCCTGACGTGGCCGGATGAATGACCCATTCCGGGCACGCGGTCCTGGCCGCCGCGTTTGCCGCCCGCCGCTGCGCGATCTGCGGCGGGCCGGCGAACGTCGTCTGCCCGGGCAGCGACGCCGAGTATGCCGACAGCATCGCGGCGACGAGCGAGTCCACCCGCCGCAACGTCAGGCTGATCACCGCCGCCGTCGCCGATATCAACCTCTGCCTGCCGCACGCCGCCGAGCGCTGGCCGTGGCGCGGCGAGAAGCCCCGCAAACGCAGGAGCGCAACCGGATGAGAACGCCCATCGTCGTCGAGCGGGTCGACATGGAGGACTGGTCGTCGGGCTTCGCCGAGGCCGCCGAGCCGGTCTGGCGGATCGTCCTCAACGGCTTTTGCGCAGACTTTCCGAGCGAGGCGGCGGCGCGCAATTTCGCCGCGCAGATCGCGGCGGTGAAGCAAGTTGACGGTAATGACACATAGCCGCGCTTGGCAGCGCCGATCTGCGCCCCTATGTTGCGCCTCGGTGAGCAGACGGATGTGGTGTCCTCGGTTCTCCTTGGAAAGCCGGCGGCGCGGCCACGCCAGCCGTGTCGCCGGTTTCCTTCCATGAAGATCGTGACCAAGTTCGATCCCGCGCCGATTCCGATCCGCGGCTACGACTGGTGTGCCCTCGATCCAGACAATTATGCGATCGGCCAGCCGATCGGCTGGGGGTCAACCGAGGCCGAGGCCATCGCTGATCTCATCGCGCTGCAAGGCGGGCGGCGCATCCGCCCGGCCGGCACGCATTTCAAGGCTCGCGAGGATCGGTGAACTCAGTGATCTCAACCGCCTCGATGTCGATGTCCAGCGCCCGCAGCATCAGCCCGGGAAACCGCCGCAGCACCCGGGCGCGCAGAGTAATGGACCGTCATCTAAAGAAGACGGCTTTCTTCGTAGCTAACGCAGCGAGAATGCCGCGTCGCCACCTGTGGCGCCACTACTATGCCACTGGCGACCAAACCCCGTTGCCGGATGTTGACCGCCGCGTTGTGGTCTGCCGGCGCAGCGAAGCCGCAGGACACACATCTGAAGTCGTCCCGGTTGGGACGGTTCTTCTTATCGATCGAACCGCAGCACGAGCACTGTCTGCTTGTGTTGCGCGGATCGACCAGCAGCACCGGGATGCCTTCGCGCGCAGCCTTGTAGTCGATCAGGTTGCGAAGTTCGAAGAAACCCCAGTTGTGCAATCGTGCCCGCTGGCGCCTGGAAGCCTTGACCCGGTCGCGTATGCCTTCGAGGTCTTCGAGGGCAATAGCGGACCGGCCGCGTTCGGCATCGGCTACGATTGCTTTGGAAATGCAGTGGTTGGCGTGGCGCTGGAAGCGGGATTGCTTCCGCGATGCTCGACGGAGGGCGCGCTTGGCGGATCGCGTGCCAAGTTTCTGAAGTGCCCGGCGACGGGAATGCTGACGGCGACGGACCTTTTCGACCGCAGCGCCGCTGTAGCTCTTGCCGCTGTTGTCTACGGCAAGGTAGACCACGCCGAGGTCTACGCCGATCACATCGGACGGCGCGATCTTGGGCGCTTCAGCTACGTCACATGTCGCGGCCAGAAGCCATTTGCCGCGCACGAACATCAGATCGACCTGGCCCTTCGCGCTGGCCAGCAAGGCGCGCTGGTGGTCTCCACAGACGAACCCGATGCGCTGCCTGCCGGCGAGCGTCCAGATCGAGACGGCATCCTGATCAGGCAGAAAACGGAATATCCGTTCGTCGAACGGTTGAGCGGCGAGCGGTCGGAAGGACCGCACTGCATCATCATCGCCGGCCTTCAGACTGTCGGCAACCTTGCCGATGCACCGCACCGCAGCTTGCGCGGTAAGTCCGAAGTGCGTGCGGATTTCGGCATAGGCAAGGTGGTGCAGGTCATACTGCCGCTTGACGCCCTTCTCGTCGGCGAGGGCCGCCAGCCACGAGCACGCCGCGTTGCATCGCTCCAGCGTCTCGCGCAACAGGGCGGCTTGTGCGGCATCAGGCAGCAGGCGGACGGTTGCGACCAGCTTCATCGGTCAGACGCCCTTCTGCGCTTCGATGTAGCGTCGAACGACAGCTTCGGAGACTGCGCCAACGGAACCAGCATAGTAGCTACGGCTCCACAGTGTCGGCAGACGCCTGCGAAGCGCGACGAATTCCAGACGCAGCACCCGACTGGTGCGTCCCTTAAATCGGTTGACGATCTCGGCGACGGACAAGGTCGGATCAGCTTCGACGAACAGGTGCACGTGGTCAGGCATCACTTCCATGGTGTGGACTGTCATTCCGTGCTCGGCTGCAACCTCGCCGATCAGTTCCTTGAACCGATTGTCGATAGGCGGGATCAGCACCTTCCGCCGATACTTCGGACACCAGACAAGATGGTATTTCAGCGAAAATATCGCTCCGGCGTTGGTTGCGTATCGTTGAACGGCGGCCATGGCGCACAATATGTGTGCGACGGATATATAGTCAATACCTGCGCTATCCCTCTGCCAGCTAAAGCAGGCAGTTTCTCGCGGAGCACCCTATGATCCACACCGCCGGCTGGCGGCGCTGAGGTCGATGGAGATTGTTGTTGCCTGGTTATCGGTGGTAGTCATGCGGTGTCCTCGATACTTTGTTGCATGGAAAGCCCGGCGGCGGGGGGTTGCTACCCCGCCGCCGGCGTCGTCAGGCGTCGGCCAGCGCGCACGCCAGCCGGCAATAGACCGCCGGGCCGCGATACGGCTTGCCGCAGTAGTCGCAGTCACGCACCGGAAAGGCCGGGTTGTGATAGGCGTCGTCGTCGATCAGCAGCGGCCGGTCGGCGTTTCATCGTCCGTCATCCGCGCCTTCCCTTCTTGCCGCTGCCGTGTCTCGACGGCTTCACCGGAACCCCGTCGCCGTCGCGTTTGACCTTCGGTTTGACCTTGATCTTGCGCACCGGCTGGCCGAACCCGGCAATTGCCTGTCTCGCCGCCGCCTGACACGCGGCACAGGTCCGGGGAAAGCCCTCTCCGGCCTCCTCGAAGCACTCGAAGCACTCATCGCACATGTCGCCGTTCAGCACGGCCTCCGCGATCTCGCCCATCACTCCGCCACCGTCTCGAAGGTGATCGTATAGACGGTCAGCGGCCGGTTGGGCTTGCCGTCCGGGCGCAGCGGACGCACCCGGCTCGGCATCTTCCAACACTCCATCGCGGCGAGGAAATCATCGAACCGCAACGGATCGACGACATCGCCGACGAACGCGCCGGGATGGCTTTGGCCGTCTATCCCCACGTAGTCGCACATGACAAAGCCGCCCGACGTAACCGACGCCCGGCCGACAAAGCGCGGCTGATCGTCCGCTTCGGCGCGGCCGAGTGCGGCGAGCAGGATCGCGCCGAGCCGGGTGGCGTTGCCGCGCGTCGCGATGATCGCCCGATCCTGCCGGTGATTGGTTTGACTTTTTGTCTTACCGTTGGTTGTACCCATTTTTTGGTGTCCTCTGAAATCCCCGGGGCCTAATCCCGAGGCGGAGCCGGCGACATTGTGCCGCCGGCCGCGTCCAAGGATCAGTCGCCATGCCAGGCTTTGCGCATAACCAGACGACGCCGTTCGGCACCGCGACGTTCTGGCAGATCAGCAAGATCGCCATCACACTCGGCTCCAACCCGGTCGCGCCGAACCCGAGCATGCTGATCACCGTCTCCGGCTGGACCTCGCAGGCGGATGCCTACAGCGGCCAGTACGAGCCGCTGGGCGCGATCGATCTGCCGGTCGGCCCGACGCAGATCGCGGCGTTCTTCGCCACCGCCAACAGCAACTTCGTTTCGTTCATCGAAAGCGTCTGGCCGGACGCGACGTATTTGACGCCGTGATCGTCGGCTCCGTCATGCCGTCAGTTCCCGCATCAGCGCCGCATCCGGCGCATTGACCTGCTCTCCGAAACGCCACCACTCGACGTATGTCCAGCGGTCAACCACGGAGAGCGTTTCGCCGGGCCTTGGATTGATCGTCCGGTAGCTGATTGCGCCGCCGAAGCCGAAGCGCTCGGGCTGCGCGGACGGCATGCCCTCGGTGCGCAGCAGCGCCATGCCCTCGGGCAAACCGTTCTCAGGCAGCTTGGCGTCGTCGATGCGCTTGAGATAGCCCGGCGCGGCGAGAAACGGGCAGACCTGCAAGGCGTAGCTGCCGCACTCGCGATGCATGGGCGGATCGACGAAGGCGCCATGCTCATGCACGAAGCAGCGCGAGCCGCCGACGAACCAGAATAGCCCGTCGATGCGCTTGCCGCAGATGGAGCACAGGCGCTTGCTGCGGCAGTCATGCAGCCGGTCGCCGTGGTTGATGGTGAACTGCGGATTGCCCTTGCGGTCGGTCAGAACGATGAAGGGAATCGGATAGCCCCTGGCATCGCGCGCGAGCGTGTGCATCCGCTTCGGCAGCGGCACTGCCAATCGGTGTTCCAGTGATGTCATTGTGCTTGGTGTCCTCTGAAATCCCGTGTCGGCCACGGGCCGAAGCAGCCTGCCGAGACAGGCTGTTGCGGTCTTAGGCCGTGTTATGAAACGGTGTCAGATATGCCGTTTCGACCCCTCCGCAGGGGTCAAAACGGCCATAATAGCGTCAACTCAGCCCGTTTCCGGCATAGACCTAGGACGGATAACGCTTCTCCGTGGTGGCGCGAATGACGCCGTCGGTGCGCAGCGACTTGAGTGCCTGACTGAGCCGCCCGTCCTTGCCCTCGGCGCCAAGCACGGTGCTGATGCGGTGCCCGTTGATCGGACCCTGCACGCGAATGATTTCCAGCGCCTTGCGTTTGAGCGCCAGGATGCTCGGCGCCACGCGCGAATCGGACGGCGGCGCGTCGGGTGGCGGCGCGTCGGGTGGCGGCGCGTCGGGTGGCGGCAGCGCGGCGGGCGGGCGTTGGTCGGCGACGACGGCACGCACCGACGCCTTGCCGATCACCCCGACGACGACGCCGCCCATGACGACGAGCCGGTCGCCCGGTTCGACCTCCATGTGCACCGCGCTGGTGAGAATCTGGTCAACATCGATCTCTATTTTCGGCATGTGATGGTGTCCTCTGTTGTCCACGGCGCGCAACAGCCGGGGCGGAAGCGGCAGCAGGGTCGCCCCTGCCGCCGTTGCCGTCGTGGCTCTCAGGCGATGGTAATCAGCAGTTCCGAGGCGCCGTAGACCGAAGCCTCGCCGCAGCTTTCGCACTCGCCGCCTTCCATGTCCGGCTCACACCCGCCCTGCTCTTGACCGCAGGACAGACAGAAACCGGGATCGTCCAGGCTGGTGTTGTGCCGCTCGACCGCCGCGCAGACCCGCGCGACGGTGATCGACTTGTGGACCGTGATGCCGTTGATCTTCATCCTTCGTCCGCCTCCTGCGGTTTCGGCAAATCGGCCGGGTTGTCGCAGGCCACGCAAAACCGGTAGCGAAAGCCACGCGGTCGGCGGATGCGATATTCCCACCCTTTGCCCTCGCAGACCTCGCAGACCGGCGCCGCCGGGGCATCGCCGCGAAACTTGCGGTCGATGCTTTCGAACGTGTGGTCAACCACAGCTTTCGGCCGGAACGCCTTGTCGATGTCATCGAAGCCCATCTCAATCCTCCAACGGCGGGTTGAGATAGGCGACGGTCCACGGCTCATCGCGCAGCGTCGTGGACAGCCGTGCGTATTCATCGGCCGCCTCAATGCTGTTGAACGGACCGACGAAACGCAGCCCGTCCACCACGTTGCCGTGGATGATGATGACCTCGGCCCGTCCTTTGGCGAGCAGTTCTCGCACTCGAATTTGCAGCGCATTATCCGCCGGCGGCTCGCGGTGCATGTCATGGTGGTAGGCTTCGCGCAGGATGCGGTAAGCCTCGAAAAGCTCGGTGAAAACCGCCTTGGCCTCCTTGCTGAGAATAGGCTGGCCGAACGCGACCGGCGGGAGGGTCTTACCCATGGTCAGACCTCCCCGCCGATGTGGTTCGACTGCGCATAGCGCGGCTGGAAGCCGTGACGCAGCACCTTGGCCTCGCGGTCGAGATGCTGCTCGATGCCGAAAACATCGTGCGCCAGGTCCAGATCCTTCGCCTCGGCCAGCTTCGCCAGCGCCAGCGGGCAGATCGCGTGCGTGCCGAGCAGATCATGCACGATGGCGGCCTTGGTAAGCTGCCGCCGTCCTGCCTGCTGGCCGATCGCCAGCGCGCGGTCGGCGATCGTGTTGATCGCCTTGATCTCCGCCGGTATCGGTCGTCTTGCCATGCTCAGGTCCTTTCCGTGCCGATGCGCAGCGTCAGCACGCCGGAGCGCGCCAGTTTGACCAGCGTTTCACCGGCTACCCAGATCGCACCGATCGCGATCGCCGCGCCGAGCGTGACGCCGAGCAGCACCGGATGCCGCGCAGCCGCCTTGATGACCGGCTGCGCGGCGGGAATCATAAGTCGTTGCATAAATGGTGTCCTCTGTTGTCCTGACCGTTCGTGATCAGGCGGAAGCGGCAGCGCCGAAGCGCCGCCGTTGCCGTCATCTCACGCCTTCACCAAGCGCCAGTGCTGATCGCCGAGCTTTTCGATCCTGGCGTCGTTGTTGAGCCGGCTGGCGCGGTTGATATGCCGCTGCCCGACATCGGGCCAGATCGCCGCAAGCTCCTTAGCCGTGGCGCCCTTGTCGCGGAACAGCAGCTTCGCCGCCCGGTCGAATTTGCTCTCGCCCGACTTCGGCCGCCCGAAACTGCCGGCCGGCCGCCCGGCGGCGCCCTTGATCCGGCTGGCCTTCTCAGCCGCCTTCATCGCCGCGACATCGACGGTGCGCACGGTGTCGCCGTCCGGATTGCGGACGTGCACCGGCACCTTGAGCATGCGCGAGAACGTCACCGCATAGGTCACCGCGCCATTGTTCGGGAACGACCCGTCGGCGGCGCGGATGGCGATCTCGTACGGCCCGCCGCTGGCGGGCAGCGGCGACAGATCGAAGCGCGGCGGTTTGGCCGCCGGTTCAACCGCCGGTTCGGCAGGCGCTTCGTCGCCGGCCGCCTCGCCGGCCAGTTCCTCAACCACGTCGTTGAACAGGCTTTGCAACGCCGCCGGATCGGGCGGCGGCTCGGCCAACGGCGCGGGCAGCTTGACCGCGTTGCCATTGGCCTTGGCGACGCCGGGCTTGCCCTTCGGCGCCTTGGCCTCGGCAATCACCTTCGGCGTGCCTTTCGGCGGCGCCCCGGGCTTCTTGCGCAGGCTGTCGAGCACTCGGTCCTCGCGGATCGGCGCGGCCTCCGGCTCCGCGTGGGTTTGCTCCTCGAACACGACCTCATCGGGCGGGTTCAGCGGCAGCAGCATCCACGAACCGGGCTTGTGCTCGCCCAGCTCGTAATCCTCGCCGTGCGCCGGCACGCCGCTGATTTTCAGATCGCGCACCGCCGATGTCCGGTCGGGCCAGGCCGCGACCTTGAGTTGGTTGAGCGTGCGGCGGCGCGCTGGTGGTTTCTTCGTCATGTGGTGTCCCTCTGATGGTGTTCCCCGATAGTCAGGGGCGAAGGCCCACCCGCACGGCGCGGGCAGGGCTTTCGTCCTTGGCTACAGTGGTTTGATGTCGCAGACCGCGGCGAGTTTGTCGTCGAACAGATCGCGCTCGGCCTCGGCCTGCGGGATGCTGCCGAACATGATCGCCGGGAGATTGCTGCGGTCGGCGCGGAACAGCGGCGCAGACTTGCCGCTGCGCGGATGCGGCGCGCAGCCGAGGTAAGCTCCCCGGCTGCGGTGTTCGATGATGAACCGCGTCATTTGTGCGGGTCATCCGTGTTGCGGTCTTCGATGTCGTTGCAGCGGTGCGCCGCCGCCCCGGCCGCATAGTGAAAGCAGCGGTCCTGGCCGTCGGGATACAGCGCGACATGGTCCTTGTCCGGGTCGATGGTGAACGGCGTATAGAGATGCCGCTTGCCATCCGTTTCCCGCACCGTGCCGTAGATCAGCCGCTGGCCGCGCCCGATCGAACGGATGTCCGGCGCGCGCCCGCGCTCGTTGGTGAGCAGCCGCCAGGCGATCCGGACGGTTTCCGGTGTGACGCCGCTCATCAGTAGGTGGTGCAGCTATAGGAGCCGCCCTTCCCCGGTGAGCAGGTCGTCGTCACCGGCCCGCCGTCATATTGATCCGTTACGGCGTCCAGCGTGTTGCCGATGAACGCCATGGCTTTGATCAACGGGCTGGCATCGGGCGGCGGTTCGCCGCAGCCCGACAGCGGCGTCAGCAGGGCCAGCGCCGTGAGAAATCGTGTCATGTGTGGTGTCCTCTAAGCCCTGATCCGCAGGATGCGAACCGGGGCCAGGGCGGCACGCGCAAGGATTCCTTGCACACTGCCGCCATGGTCCAGCCTCGCGTTATTCGTCGGGCGGGAACGGGCACGCGATCGGCGATGCGCAGCAGGTGCCGCTGGTCGGCCAGAGGGCCACCTGCATCGCATCGGCGTGGCTGTCGAACAGCAGAATCGCGCCGTCGCCGAACTCCGCCCAGGTATCGTGTTCAGTCAGGTATCGGGTCAACCCGTAGCCGTTCTGAACGGCCCATCGCCGAGCGGGTTGATGTATGCCAGCCACTCGTTTTATCCTTGTGGATCAAGCACTCGGCGCGCAGTCGCGCCGGGGCGCGATCCTGTTGACAGTTCGGATCGACGCCGGTCAATGATTAAACGATGCGGTTGACGTAGGTGAATCTACCTAGGCCGGCCCGACGCTCTCAAACGCCGCCGGCATGGCAACGCCGAAGTCGTCATCGTCGTGGTGTCCCTCTGATCCCCGAGATTGGGGCGGAAACGGCGAACCTCGCGATTCGCCGCTGCCGTCTCAGCCTCAGTCGTTATGACCGTTCGGCGATTTTCTCGGCCAGTAGACCGACATCGCGCGCGATGCGCTGGATGGCGACGCGCCAGGCCATATTTTGGTCCACCGCGCGCTTCCATAGCTGCGAATCGCCGGGATAGTCGCGGCCATGCGGTGCCGCCTCGGCGAGCGCCGCATGCGCCAAATCCAGCGCGTCCATCGCCTTGATGCACTGGCTAACCAGATCCCGCGCGGCGGTGCCGTTCATGTTAATGATCGGGACGATCAGTTCGGCGGGCACGCGGATGCGGTTCTGATAGGCGGCATGCGCCGTCATCACCGCATCGTCGATCTCGCCGGTGTAATAGGCTTGATCCTCCTTTTCGGCCGGGGAGCCGTCCAGGGGGGCGAGGCGATATTCGCCGGGCGTTCTGCGGGTCAAACTGAACCCCCAGCCGTTCGCCAGGCGGCGAGCCTCATCCCAGGTGTATGTGGTTGTCATGTATGGTGTCCTCTGCTTTGCCCCAAGACGGGGCGGAAACGGCAGGCGGGGAGCGCCCCGCGCTGCCGATGCCGTCCGGCCTTGATCAGCCGGCGTTGCTGCGATCGAACCCGTCGATCACGCCGCGCCCGTCGTTGTAGTAGGCCCGCGCGCAATTCACACTCGGGTCCGCCAGCAACGCCTTGATCACCGAGCGCGCCACATCCGCGGTCGCGCAGGCTTGCCACTTGTCGGATTTGCCGATTTTCCATCTGGCGATGATCATCGGCTGGGTCCGGCGCTTGCGTGGCGCGCGCCGGCGTATCATCCTTCGATCTTGAGCCACCGGCCGTCCGGCTGGCGCTCATAGACCTGACCCTTTCCCTTGCCGACCCCGACACCGTGCGCCGCATGGCATTTGAGGTCAATCAGACCCCACTGGCCGTTTCTGGTTCGCGCGTCGACCATCTTATGCTGCATTTTCGCGCCGCAGATGTCGCACCTGGTCGGGATTTCCCCGATCCAATAGACCGGCTCCTTGTCGGGCGCGGGCGTGGTGTTTTCTGTCATTGCATGGTGCCCTCTGTAGTCGGTTTCCCCACGAAAGGCCGGGGCGAAGACAGCGGCGACCCTTGCGGGATCGCGCTGCTTTCGTCCGGGTCTCAGGCGATCGGCTGGCGCAGGCGGTCAAAATCGCCTTCGACGACGATCGGTGAACGCGATGGGCTGATGCCGGCGGCATAGGCGTCGGCTGATTGCTCGGTGCGGAAAGTCTGACGGGTAGCCAGGACGTATTTGCCCGGCGTACCGTCGCTATCGCTGTCGGTGCGGCAGATCACGATGTAATTCATCAGCGGTTGCCGGCGCGCGCGTTGGGCAGAAACGTCAGGATGACCGGCGTCTCGGCTTTGAAGGCGGCAAGCGCGTGGTTCTGCTTAAGGAAGGCATCGGCTTTCCTGCGGCTATTGAACACGCGAATCGCGCGGTTCGGTGCGAGCACCCAGGCGTCGGCTTCGCTAAGGAAGCGGATCTGGCCGTGGTTGTTCGCGATGGCGTAGGTTGTCATTGTGGTGCCCTCTGTAGTCGGTTTCCCCAAGGTCGGGGCCAGGGCGGCACGCTGGCGCGCGCCGTCTTGGTCGGGACCTCAAAGGTGATTAATCAGCGCCGCCAGCACCGATTGCGGGGCGCCGGACGGGGCGAAATGCGCCGCCATGGCGCAGGCCGAAACGGCGATCGCCGCGACGGTCAGCATTTCAAGTGCGGTGGATTGCACGCCGCGCCAGAACACTTCCCTGGTGCGCGCGCGCTCGCGGGCCAGCCGGGCCTCGCGATAGGAATAGCGGGCCTTGGTCGGATGCGCGGGGTATGTCATCGGTGTTCTCCGTGGTTCCTCACAAAAGGCCGAGGCGGGAGCGGCAACGCGAGGCAAGCCCCGCGCGCCGTTTCCGTCCTGGTCTCGTTTAGGCTTGCGCGTCGAGCGTCGGCAGTTCGGTCGCCGGAGCGGCGGGCTTGCGCGCGCGTTTGCGATCAACCTTGATCGCCGCCGCCGCCTCGCGTTCCAGCTTGCGGGCCTCGCGTGCCGCTTTCGCCGCCTCGCGTGCCGCAATCGCCTCCCGCTCGGCCTTGGCTGCCTCGCGTGCGGCTGCCTTTTCCGCCTTGGCTACTTCAACGAAGAATGGCGCCAAAAAGTCGGCATTCTTCGGGGATTCAAAGAAGTAGTGGCGCTGCCCGTTCTCAAAGTCCACCGCGATAAAGCGGTAGCCGTAAGTGCGGGCCAGCAGATTGAGCGAATAGCTATTGTGCGAGGTGTAGCCTTCGGCGCGGCGATTGGGCAGCGCCAGAACCGCCTCTTTAAGCTGGGCGGGCGTTACACCTTGCGCGCGTGTCAGCATACAAATGTACATCTTGGTACGCTCGTTTGTCGGCACGCGGACGGTAGCAATCGCTTGGGTTGTCTTGGCCATGATGAATGTTCCTTTACTCTGATAAACGCGCGCTATGCTTGCGCGCGCCTTGCACGAACTGCGCAAGGCGAGGCTAAAGACACGGGACATCTAGACGTCACGCGTGCTTTAGCTTCGTATTAAGCAGTTCAGAGAAGGACACACCATTTTGACTACGTTCATTGCGAACAATGAAACACGAACTCAGAGGAAAGGAACGATTAGCCTTCGTTCGTTTCGTTAGTCCTAAGCCTCTTCACAGTGTCAATGAGTGTCATAGCGTCCTATCGCGACCTTAGCCTTAGCCTTGCCTCTGTAAGCCTCTGTCAGCCTCTTGCGAGGCTATCAGGCTAGGTGAGGCAGGCATTGCAAGCGTCCTTGCCTGACAGCTTCACAGCTAGACAGGAACGCAGACACAATCTGCGCATGCTTCGCTTTAGATGCTTCACAGCATGAAAAGCTACTTCACTATGCGCGTTCGTGCGTCCTACTCACGCAAGGCAAGTATCGCGATACGACCTATTCGATTTTCAAAGAACTCTGAGGCAAGGCAGGCTAGCGCCTCAGATCAATTCAGATAGTCATTTAGTAAGCATGCACATCCTATGTGCGATACGCACGGACGTCTAATCACATTATTAGCGCTGCAATTTCAATAGGTTACAGACGATTATGCGGATGGCCGATTGCTCGGCGATACGAATAAAGGATGAATTTATGCACGAAATGCACGAACGATGGCGCAGTAAAGCATTGATAAATCAGGCTTAGGTCGCGAGCGAGGTCGTATTGATCAAAGGTCGGGAAGGCTGCCGCCCCTCGCTCGGTGAGCCGACACACCGGCCCGTCACGCACCGGCGATGGCGCACCCGCCTGACCAGCCTGCGGGATGCCTCGGGGCCTGATGTGCCTTTTCCCGAGGCTGGGAGGCATCGCCAGGGGCTTCACCGCGTTCCCGGGCACATTCATGCACGGGGCGGCGCCGAACGCCTGTAGCGTCATTTCAGTTTAGCGCAACGAACCGTCGGGCACGCAACGGAGCGCCTGCGGCCTCGGTTTCGCGCATAAGTAGCGCCAGCCTGATAACGCCTGTTATGTAAAGCGGCCTATGCAACGGGCGCGTGTAGCGGCTGGGGCGTGCAAGGGGTGCGTGCGGCAAGACAAATCATGGCGATGGTGCTCACCGATAGCCTATCCGTGACACACCGCATGGTGAGGGTGACGCTGCCATGCCGTCACGGTGCTATGATGGTGTGGCTGCCATGCCGTCACGGTGCGGCGAGCGAGGCGGCTCACACAATGCGGCGATGTCTCATGGTGCGCGGTTCGTTCGGCACCCAGGACGGTACAGATTTCGGCGCGTCGGGCACACGGCTTACGCCCTCGCGGAAAAATTCAAACCGCCGGCTCCGGATTGCGCCGGGAAAAAATTTCCACCGCCGGTTCTGCGGCTAAAAGGTCTAAGTGCGGCATGCGGCAGAGCGAGGGTGAGTGTGATGGTGCGTGATCCGGCGTCTTCGGGGCTGACGATCGTGTATCGGCCGATCGACGGTTTGCAGCGGTATGGCCGGAACAGCCGCACGCACACGGTCAAGCAGATCGCGCGGCTGGAAGCCTCGTTGCAGCGGTTCGGCTGGACCAATGCGTTATTGACGGCGGGGGATGATTTGCTGGCCGGGCATGCGCGTCTGACGGCGGCGGACAATCTGCGCAAGAAGGGCGGGGCGATCCCGCGGCATGCCGATTTGCGGATGGTTCCCACGGTCGATCTGTCGGCGCTGAGTGCGTCGGAGCGGAAGGCTTACATCATTGCCGACAACAAGCTGGCCGAGGATGCCGGGTGGGACAACGATCTGCTGCGGCTGGAACTGGAGGACTTGAAGGGCGACGGCTTCGATCTGTCGTTGACCGGGTTTTCGACGATCGAACTGGGCACGTTGTTCGGCGTTGACGCCAGCCGTGACGAGCGCAAGGTGAGTGACGGGCTGACGTTTCAGGTGGTTGTCGAGTGTGCGGGCGAGCGCGAGCAGGCGGCGTTGCTGACCGATCTCGGGGCGCGCGGTCTGAAGTGCCGGGCATTGATCCTTTGATCGCGGCTGCGAAAATTCATTGACGGCCGGTTCGCGCCGGTGGAACATCTTAGTACTTGCTACCCCACCGAAGCCGTGCGCGTGTGCGCAACGCGCGGGTGCGCGGGGGAAGCGATCTCATGATTTTCCAAATGGCAAAAGCGGGCGGTTATGCCGCAGATTGACGTGGTGGTGGAAAGCGCCGTCAGTCAGTCGGTGCGTGCCGCACAGGTATCGTCGATGTTCGATGTGCCGCCGTCCGACATTGCGCGGCTGGAGTGGCACGGGTCGATGCCGATCGAGGAGCGGCCCTGGAATATCGGGCTGATCGTCGGGCCGTCCGGGGCGGGCAAGACCTCGATCATGCGGCAGACCTTCGGCGAGCCGATCAGCTTCGCCTGGGGCGGGGCGTCGGTGATCGACGACTTCGATCCGGCGTTCGGCGTCGGCGCGGTGACCGACATCTGCATGGCGGTCGGCTTCAACACCATCCCGGCGTGGCTCAGGCCGTATCGCGTGCTGTCGAACGGCGAGCAGTTCCGGGTGGATCTGGCGCGGCGGCTGCTGGAAGGCGGCGACCTGGTGGTGTGCGACGAATTCACCAGCGTCGTCGATCGTCAGGTGGCGACCATCGGCGCGCATGCGGTGCAGAAGTTCATCCGCAAGGCGGGGCGTAAATTCGTGGCGGTGACCTGCCACTACGATCTGGAAGAATGGCTGCAGCCGGACTGGGTGTTCGAGCCGGCGACCATGACTTTCAGATGGAGGTCGGTTCAACGACGTCCCGACATCCGCTGCCGCGTCGAGCACGTCCCCTACGGCGCCTGGGAGCGGTTCGCTCGTTTTCACTATATGACCGCCGATCTGAGCCGCAGCGCGCGCTGCTTCCAGCTTTCCGTCGATGGCGCGCCGGCGGCGTTCTGCGCCTCGCTGTTTCGCCCGCATCCGCGCGTGGACAACATCTACGGCATTTCCCGGCTGGTGACGTTGCCCGACTTTCAGGGGTTGGGGCTCGCCTTCGCGCTGGTGGATCGCGTCGGGCAGGCGTATCGCGCCAAGGGATTTCGGCTGCGCTGCTATCCGGCGCATCCCGGTCTGGTGCGCGCCTACGATCGCAGCCGCATGTGGCGGCTCGACAAGAAGCCCGGACGCGTCACGTCCAACAGAAACGACACCACAACTATCGCTGCCGGATCATTTGGCGGGCGACCGTGCGCGGTTTTCGAGTATGTGGGTCCTGCGGGTTCTAAGGAGGACGCCGCGATCCTGCTCGGATAGGACCAATGTCGTGCAGTTCGAGGACAATGCAGTTCGTGCCGACGCCGTAGAGACCGGCCGCGGCGCTCCCGACTTCGGCCTTCACCAGCCGCACCGCGCCGATCGACGCGCCAAGCCGCCGGCCGGAATAGCCGCGCGACAGCACGACGCGGCGCCCGATCCGGCAGTTGATGAAGTTCCAGCGCGCGCCGAGGCGGCGCCACTCGTCGCTCTTGTCCCCGCTCTCAAAGCGGTCAAACCACTCACCCTTGAGCGGGATAAACAGCGGATTGTCGATACTGATGGGCATCATTCTCCTGAGCAGGCCGTTGTTAAGAAGAAGGAAAAGTACCGCCCGAGGCCGGGGCGCTACAAAAAACGGGCGCGCGGCCTGGGCGAAGCGGGATTTGAGCCGAACCTCGATCAGCGCAAGATGGTGCAAATTCTCGTCGGCGTCTCGGTGCCGATTGCGACGATCGCGCGCAACATCGGCCCGGACGGCATTTCGCCGAACACGCTGCGCAAGCATTTCGCCGAGGAACTGACGACCGGCAAGGAGCAACTGGTCGCCAGCCTGAAGACTGCGCTGGTGAAATCCGCGCAGGGCGGCTCGGTGCGCGCGATGACCTACCTGCTGGACCGCCTCGGCGGACCCGAATTCGCGCCGCGCATGCGGATCGGCGGCGATGCCGACGCGCCGCCGGTCGAGGTCAACGTCAACGCCAAGGTGTCGCTCTACCTGCCCGACAACGGCAGAAGCTCGAACGGCTGAGCGATGGACATCCGCCCTCATGCGGGGCCGCAGGAACGGTTTCTCGCCTCCGAGGCCGACATCACCCTGTTCGGCGGCGCGGCCGGCGGGGGGAAATCGCACGCGCTGCTGCTCGAAGCCTTGCGCCATGTGATGCACAATCCGCGCTTCGCCGCGGTCTATTTCCGGCGCACCACGACGCAGATCAAGAACCCCGGCGGGCTGTGGGATCAGAGCATGAAGCTCTATCCGCTGTTGGGCGGCATTCCGTCCTACACGCTGGAATGGCGCTGGCGCGACGGCGGCAAGGTGAAGTTCGCCCATCTGGAGCACGAGAGCACCAAGCTCGACTGGCACGGCGCGGAACTGCCGCTGATCCTGTTCGATGAGCTGACGACGTTCACCTCGACGCAGTTCTGGTATCTCCTGAGCCGCAACCGCTCGATGTCGGGGGTGCGCGGCTATGTGCGCGCCTCGTGCAATCCGGACGCCGATTCGTGGGTCGCCGAACTGATTGCGTGGTGGATCGACCAAAACACCGGCCTGCCGATCCCCGAGCGGTCGGGCGTGATCCGCTGGTTCGTGCGCGTCGAAGACCGCCTCGAATGGGGCGACAGCTTTGCCGAGATGCAGGCGCGCATCCCGGGATCGATCCCGAAAAGCCTGACCTTCATCGGCTCGCGGCTGTCCGACAATCCGACCCTGGAACAGTCCGATCCCGGCTACCGGGCGAACCTGATGGCGCTGCAACTGGTCGAACGCGAGCGCCTGCTCGGCGGCAACTGGAAGATCAGGCCCGCGGCCGGCCTCTACTTCCGCCGCGAGTGGTGCACCGTCGTCGATGCCGCGCCCGCGCTGATGACGGTCAAGCGCGGCTGGGATCTGGCCGCCACCGCCTATACCGGATCGAACGATCCCGACTGGTCGTGCTGCGTCAAGATGGGGCGCACCCCGGTCGGGCACTACTACGTGCTCGACGCGCGCTGGCTGCGCGGCAATCCGGGCGAGGTGCGGCGCTTCATCGGCAACGTCGCCTCGGAAGACACCGACAGCGTGCATATCCATCTGCCGCAGGACCCCGGCTCGGCGGGCAAGGATCAGATCGCGTCGATCGTCGCCGACCTCGCCGGCTACGTGGTGCGCTACGCCACCAACAACGGCGACAAGATCACCCGCTACAGCCCGTTTTCCGCGCAGGCCGAGGCGGGCAACGTCTCGATCGTGCGCGGCGGCTGGAATGAGCGGTTCCTGTCCGAGAACGAAGCCTTCCCCGAAGCGCGGCACGACGACTGCCCCGACGCCACCGCGACCGCGTTCAAGAGCCTCACCGCGTATTTCGTCACCATCGGCACCGGCTTCGTCGGCATCGCCAGCCGCGAGCAAGAGGGCTGGTCAGTTCTGGAGTAGCCACATGTCGCCGTCGCCGCCCAAGCCCGTCAACCTGCCGGTGCCGAACCCGTCCGATCCGGCCTCCGCGCGCAACGCGCAATGGGGCGTCGCGACCTACGGCGCGCCGGTGTTCGACGCCGGGATGACGTTCCGCGAATACGGTCAGACCGGCCTGCGGCAGTACTCCGGCTGGGTGCGCGAGGAGTTCCTGCCGCAATTGCAGGGCCGTCAGGCGGCGCGGGTCTACCGCGAGATGCAGGACAACAACGCCACCATCGGCGCGATGTTGTTCGCGATCATCCAGACCATGCGCAAGATCGAATGGCGCGTCAAAGCCGCGAACGATACGCCCGAGGCGCTGGCCGAGGCGCAGTTCGCCGACACGCTGCGCTTCGACATGTGCTACGACCGCGAGACGGAAATCCTCACCGAGCGCGGCTGGATACTGTTTGAGAACCTGACCGATGACGATCGCGTGGCGCAGCGCGGCGACAATGACAGGATAGAGTTCGTCCGTCCGAGCAAGCGCCACGTCTATGACTTTGACGGCAAGCTGATGGGCAACAAGGGCGACGCGGTCGATTTCCTTGTCACCCCGAGCCATCGGATGCTGTTCGCGCCGCGCATCGGTCGCAAGCACGACAGCAGCCGGAAGGCGAACCTCGGCATTCACAAATGCGAGGCGATCTACAACAAGTCCGGCTGGCTCTCCAAGCGCGTCACCTGGAGCGGCGAAAGCTGCGGCCTGGACGCGAACTGGCTGGAGTTCCTGGGCTTCGCGCTGGCCGACGGCTGCGTGCAGTCCAATCAGGTTGTGCTGATCCAGAAGGAAACCGAGTATGTCGCCGACCTGATCGAGCGCTGCGGCCTGACCCACAAGATGGGCGACCGGCCGGTCAACGGATCAACGCAATGGGCGCTCTGCGACACGGCGATCGCGCGCAAGATGGCGGCGGATTTTGGTGGCACGTCACGCTTCAAGCGCCTGCCGTTCTGGCTCAAGAACGCGACGCCGGATGAAATCCGCGCGTTCCTGACCGGCTTTACCGAGGGCGACGGATGGGAGGCGGATACCGGACTAATCGCGCTCTACACGTCATCCAGGCAACTCGCCGACGATCTGCAAGAGATCGCCATGAGGGCGGGCTATGTCGCGACGCTGCTCAACCGGACGGGATCGCCCGACAGCTTTTCGCCCGGCTCGCCAAGCTATCGCGTGTCGCTCTGGTCGCGGCCGGAACATCAACAGCCCTATCTCAAGACCGGACGCGGCTGGTACGAGCAGGACTATACCGGCAAGGTGCATTGCGTGTCCGTACCCTCCGGCGTCGTCATGGTGCGCCGGGGCGGCAAGGCGATGTGGTGCGGCAACAGCCACACCTGGGAGGACTTCATCGGCGAGGCGCTGTCGATGCTGACCTATGGCTATGCGCCGCACGAGATCGTCTACAAGCGCCGCCTCGGCCGTCAGCCCGAGCGCAGCGCCGACGGCGACGACGCGCTCGCGTCCAGCCAGTTCGACGACGGCCGGATCGGCATCCGCAAGCTGCCGATCCGCGGTCAGGACACGGTGATCCACTGGTTCTTCGGTCCAAACGGCGAAGTGCTCGGCATGACGCAGCAGCCCTACACCGGGACCATCAACAACATTCCGATCGAGAAGATGCTGCTGTTCCGCCCGTCCAGCCACAAGGGCAATCCGGAAGGCCGCTCGCTGCTGCGCAACTGCTACCGAAGCTGGTACTTCCTCAAGCGGTTCGAGGAAGAGGAAGCCATCTTCTACGAGCGCATGTCCGGCGTGCCGGTGATGTGGGTGCCGCAGGAGCTGATGGACGCGGCTGCAGCCGGCGATGCCAACGCCGCCGCCCAGGTCAACGCCTACAAGAAGATGATCACCAACACCAAGATCGGCGAGCAGATGGGCCTGCTGCTGCCGTCCAACACCTGGCCGAACGCGATGGGCGCGCAGGGCGCCACGCGGATGTATGAATTTCAGTTGGTCGTGCCGCAGGGCCGCACGCCGCCCGATTCCGACAAGATCATCAGCCGCCACCGTCTCGACATGCTGATGACCGTGCTCGCCGACTTCATCGCCCTCGGTCACGCCAGCCACGGCACGCAATCGCTGGCGGAGAGCAAGATCGACATGTTCTTCCAGGCGGTCGAAGGCTGGATCAATTCGCTCGCCGCCGTGGTTAACCGCTACCTGCTGCCGCGGGTGTGGGAGTTGAACGCGCTCGATCCGTCGCTGATGCCGGAGTTCGAACCGGACCTCGCGCAGCGCATCGACATCGCCGCCATCGGCGACTTCGTGGTCAAGCTGGCGCAGTCGGGCATGCAGATGTTCCCCGATCCCGACCTGGAGAACTATCTGCGCAACGCCGCCGGCATGCCGGACCTCGGCGAGACCGCCTATGCGCTCAATGCCGACACCTCGCCCGAGGATCAGAAGGACAGCGATCTCAACAGCGGCGCCGCGCCCGGCCGCGCATGGCCCAAGCCCGCCGCCGTCACGACGCCGACCGCCGAAGCGCAGGCCACCGGCGCCGTCGCCAAGCCGGTGCCGCAGGCCACCGTGCAGAAGATCAACGCGATGCTGACCGCCGCCGCCGAGCGGATGCGCCGCCGCCATCTGGCGCAAGCCTCTCTATGATCAGCCCGGTCCTGCTGGCGCATCAGATCCAGCCCGCCGACGATGCCGCGCGCATGTTCGCCGAGCACGGCGAGGGCGGCGTCGCGCGCGCGATCAGAGAGGCGCTGGTCGCGCTCGGTCAGACTTTCGATCAGACCGGGCTGGCGCGGCTGATCCGCGAGAACCGCTTTACCGAGATATGGCGGCATCTGGCGATCGAACGCATCCGGCCCGCGCTGCGGCCCGCGCTCAACCGCCTCGCCGCCATTCACGATCAGGCGGCGATCTCCGCCAGCCTGTCGGTGCCGGCCTGGGCGATCGTCGGCAAGGCGGCGCCGAAGAACTTCAAGACCCCGGCGGTGATCAACCTCACCTACGATCCGCTGAATACGGCCACCGTGGCGGCGCAGAACGCCACCAACGACGAACTCGCCGCCACGGTCGAACAACAGGCGATGCGCACCGCGCAGCAGATTCTCAGCGACGGGCTGGCCGGCCATGTCTCTCCCGAAAAGATCGCGCGGACGCTGCGCGAGACGCTCGGCATGACGCAGCAGGAGGCGGCGGCGATCGAGAGCTACCGCCGCGCGCTCCAGTCCGGCACCGCGTCGGCGCTGAGCCGCGCGCTGCGCGATAGGCGCTATGATGCGCGCGTGCTGCGCGGCGACATGACGCCTGACCAGATCGACGCGATGACCGATCGCTATGCCGCGCGCTATCGCTCCTATCGCGCGCTGCGCCTGGCGCGCACCGAGAGCCTGCGGGCGGCGAATCAGGGCCGCCGGGCGGCCTGGCTGCAGTATGCCGAGGCGACCGGGCGCGGCGTCAGGCGCTTCTGGCTCACCGCGGGCGACGAACTGGTCTGCGCGGTGTGCGCGCCGATCCCGGGGATGAACCCGGACGGCGTTGATCTGGATCAAGCCTATGAGACGCCGATCGGTCCGCTGATGATGCCGCCCGATCCGCATCCGAACTGCCTACCGGGTGACGTCCTGATCGAAGCGCGCGCGCCCATCGCGGGGCATACGGCGCGGCAGTTTCAGGGTGAGATCGCGATCGTCAGCACATCCTCTGGCAAGCAGCTTCCCGTCACCTTGAATCACCCAGTACTGACGACGCGCGGATGGGTTGCGCCGCGCCTGCTTGTGCAGGGCGACTATCTCGTCTGCGACGCCGGGTCCGATCTGCGCCCATCCCCGATGCACGACCATCAGGCTATGCCAGCCCGCATCGGCGAAGTCTCTGATGCGCTGCGGCGTGCGGGCCAGATGACGTCCCGAGAAGTGCCACTCACCGCCGAAGACTTCCACGGCGATGGGCAAGGCAGCGAGATCGCAGTTATAGCGACCGATCGCCATCTGCGGGATCGTCTCGATGCCACGCTCAGCCAGCAGATCATGCAGCCGGCATTCGAGCGTCGATACGCCATGCCCGCGCGCTGCGCGTGTGGCCGCGCGCTTAGTCAAATCATCGATCGAGCGCTTCATCCCGCGCACAGCTTCATGCGCGGCATCGACCCGGGCGGCGCGCTGCTCGGGCGTCATAGTCTGCCACTTCAATTGCTCTTGCTCGCTTGCGCTGCGCAAGACGACGCCGTGCGCGACGAGAAAGCGCGTCAAGCACGGGCGGCTGATCTTGACCTCGCGCGCAAGCTGCAAGACGGAAGTGCCGGCGCGATAGCGTTTGATCAAGTCGTCAGCGTTGTCAGGCGTCCATTTGCGGGGCATGTCTTCAATCTCGAAACCCTGTCGGAATATTATCTGGCACGGGGCATTTATGTACACAACTGCCGCTGCACCGAACGCTACGCGCGCATCGTTTCCTCGGGTCCCGGCGCATCCGGTGTTGGAACTCGCATCCAAACCGACTATGGCGAATGAAGGACAAATGATGCTGACATTCTTTCAGGTTATCAAAGACCAGATGCCGGCGGTGGGCGATGTCCACGTGCCGACCGCGCTCGGCAACGCCTCGCGTCAGCGCGACGGCCGCCGCCGCCTGCGGCGCAAGTTCAACCCCGGCGATCCGCCGCTGGCGATGCTGAAGAACGATGACGCCGAAGAAACCTGTGCGTTCTCGATTACTGTGCCGATATTGAAGTATAACGACGAACTCAGCACCGTCTACGGCTGGGCCAGCGTCAACAGCGAGGGCGGCGAGATCGTCACCGATCATCAGGACGATCAGGTGGTTGACGCGGAAATCGTTAAGGCGGCACACGATTTCATTACATCATCAAGAACCGGTGGGGTATTGCACGCCCGGCAAGACGATGGATCGCCCTATCGTGGCGGCGACATCGTTGAATCCGTGGTGATGACCCCTGACGTGCAGAAGGCCCTCGGCATCGATCTCGGACGGACCGGCTGGTTCATCGGCTATCGCGTCGATGATGCGGACGTGCGCGCCCTGGTCAAGTCCGGCGCGCTCAAGGCGTTCTCGATCGGCGGACGCGCGCGCCGGGTGCCGGTCTGATGGGCAAGCGGCATACCCTCAAAGGCTTGGTTGTCGATGAGATCAGCCTCGTTGACGCGCCGGCCAATCCCGGCGCGGTCACCCTGCTCTACAAACGAAGGGATCAAGCGACGATGGACGCCGAAGTCTTGGCCTACCTCAAGCGGAACTTCAGCGACGATGCCCGCCGCTCGCTGGCGTCATCCGGAGCCGCATTGCCGGACGGTTCTTTCCCGATCGAGGACGTCGCCGATCTGCACAATGCGATCAAAGCGGTCGGCCGCGCATCCGACCCCGCCAAGGCAAGGGATCACATCAAGGCGCGCGCCAAGACGCTCGGCGCCGAAAGCGCTTTGCCCGAAGCCTGGAAACGCGCCGATCTCGGTCCGCTCGACCGGCTGCTGACCCGGCTCGGCATCGCCAAGCGCGTCCCGGCCACCGAGATCGATCCCGACACCTACAGCGACGCCGCCGCCGATGCCGTCGATAAGGCGACCGATGCGCTCGGCGTGTCGATCGCCTCGATCCTCGCCGACACCGCCATTACCGACAAGGCGCCGGCGATCCAGAAATCCCTGGCTGAGTTCCGCACGCACCTCGGCGATGCCGTGCCCGACCAGATTGAGAAGGCCATGCGCGATGTCGCGCAGGCTGCCGGCGTCATCGAGAAGGACGATCATCCCATGCCGACGATTGAAGAACTGTCCGCAACCGTCGAGGCGCTGACCAAGCGGCTTGCCGACGCCGAGGCCGCGGCCGATGTCAACAAGATGTCCGACAAGCACAAGGCGTTCGCCGCCAAGCTCGAAGGCGACGCCAAGGCGAAGTTCGCCGCCAAGACCGCCGATGAGCGCGACAAGCAGATCGACGGCGCAGCCGGCAAGGACGACAACGACGGCGACGAAAAGGAGAAGGCTGAGAAGCTGGCGAAGGCGCTGGCGCACACCGAGGCGCTGGAGAAGCGGCTGGCGACGTTCGAGGCCGAGCGCGAGGTCAACCTGATGAAGCGCCGCGCCGTCGAAATCGGCGTCGGCGAAGCACAGGCCGAGGTGCTGCTCAAGGCCAGCCAGGGCGATGCGACCGCCTTCGGCGCGGTGCTCGACATGCTCAAGGCGGCGAACGCCCAGGCGCGCGTCGGCGGCGTGTTCAAGGAATTCGGTTCGACGCAGGGCGGCGGCACCGGGGCAGGCGCGCGCGGTGAGATCGAGGCGATGGCCGAGACGCTGACGAAGGCCGACCCGACGCTGTCGATCATCCAGGCGCGGGTTGCCGTGCGCAAGACGCACACCGCGCTGGCGCAGCGCGAGCGCGACGAGGAACGCGCCGCGATCCGCGCCGTCGGCTGATTTTTTTGCCTGTGGCTTGTGCATCGCGCACAATTGAAAGGCTAATCGACCTTGGCAAACTCGCCAAACGCACTGATCGCCGCCTCTCGCCACGCGGCGTGCGCCTGCTCGGGGGTCGCATGATACCCCAGGCAGCGCAGCTTGTTCTGTACGCGAATGACCGCGCGCCAGGGCTTGCTCAGATTGCGCGCGACGTGCCGCACGCCGGTAAAGCCGCTCTTGCCCGGCGTCTTGTGTCGATTAGCGATGTTCTGACTGCGCGTGCCTTCACGCAGATTGAGCCATCTGTCGTTGCCGGGGTCGTTGTCGCGATGATCGACATCACCCTCGGGCATTCGGCCGGTCATGTAGAGAAAAGCCAGGACGTTGGCTTGATAGGTAAGGCCATCGATCTTGATGCGCCTCTTGCCTGGCGTTCGGTGCGTGCTTGGACGCGCGCTTCCCGCCTCGCTGCCGATACGGACCTTTCTCGATGTCTTCACCAGCCACGTAAAAGCGCCCGTTTCCGGGTCATAGCGCAGAACTTCGCGCAAACGATCTGCCGTCAACATGGATCGATACCCTGTGGTGTCCGATCGACAACTCTAGCAAGGAGTATGTGCTTTGGCTACTGAGTCGCCCCTTCTCCACGACGGCGCACAGACCACTGCTGCGGCTGACCTGTCGTCTTCGCAGTTCTACGCCGTCAAGATCACCGCCGCGCGGCAGACCAATCTCGCCAGCGCCGGCGGCGAATACATCTACGGCATCGTGCAGAACAAGCCGACGCTCGGCCAGGCGGTCGATGTCGGCTTTATCGGCGTCAGCAAGGCGGCGGCGGGGGCGGCGTTCTCCGCCGGCGTCGCACTGATGACCGACACCACCGGGCGGCTCATCGCCGCGACCGGCACCAACCATCGCGTTGCGACCTCGATCGAGGCCGCGACCGCTGCGGGACAGCTGATCACCGTCGCTCTCGGTCCGAACTCCGGCGACACCGTCGCCTAGGACAGCGGATATGCGCGCTCAACCCACACCAGCAGGGCGGCTCGTTGCTTCAGGCGCAGAAGCGCGTGCCCTGCGGTGTGGCAGTCATGGCACAGGCAGATCAGGTTCTCGAACGTGTTGTGCGTTCGATCCCGATCGATGTGATGCAGATGGATTGCCGCCTCGCCGTAGGGTGTCGCGCATATCTCGCACGCGCCGCCGGCGTGATTCCATCGATCGCGACCGGCTTGTCCAAAGCGGGCGAGCAGGCTGCGCATCTTCTGGCGAAAACTCTGCGCCTCGCCCTGCGGTGATCCGCGCAGAGCCTTCTTTCTGGCCTTTGACGCCGCCGCCGCGGCGATGCGATGCTTCTCGCAGTACAGGCTCGATAACGGGCTGCGCGGTCCCTCGCATTGAACGCACACGCCCGCCCGCAAGCGCCTTGCCCGCTCCTGCTTTACGCGCGCCTTCTCGTAATCCAGGCACGGCTGGCAGCTGGCTTTGCCAGGCACCGGCTTTCCGCCGCATCGCAGGCACGCGCCTGCGGCGCGGCGGAGCACCTGATAGACGGTGTTCTCGTGAACGCCCGTCTCACGGGATACAGCCCTCCCGTTTCCTAGCCGTTTGTGGGCCTCAAGGATCACCGCATCGTCGATCGCTTTCTTCTTCGGCAACGGACCTCTCCCGCGTCGATGTCAACGCCATAGCATGGGGCGATGTCCATGTGAGCAGACACGTCGCTATCGATCAAGATAGCGCGGCGTTTTAAGACGGAGTAGGTCCGATTCCACAGCCAGTATATGGGGACGTACACGTATCGGCCGCCCTCACCGATATCTCCGTTGCTTATGTTCAAAGCAACGACGCCTACATCGCCGATAAAGTGTTCCCGCTGGTGCCGGTCAACTTTCAGGCGGACAAGTACTTCATCTTCTCGAAGTCGGATTTCTTCCGCGATGAGGCGCAGATTCGCGCCGATGCGACCGAGTCCGCAGGCGGCGGCTTCAACGTCACGACATCGAGCTACAGCGCCAACGTGTGGGCGTTTCACAAGGACATCGGCGATCAGGTGCGATCGAACGCCGACCCCGCCGTCGATATCGAGACGCTGTCTTCCGAGTTCTGCACCCAGCGGCTGCTGATCCGCCGCGACCGCCAGTTCGTGTCGCAGTTCCTGACCTCGGGCATCTGGGGCACCGACATTACCGGCGTCGCCTCGGGGCCGACGACGAATCAGGTGATCCAATGGTCGGACGACGTCAACGGCGATCCGATCAGCGATGTCGCCGCCGGCAAGACCTACGTGCTGTCCACGACCGGCTTTGAGCCGAACAAGCTGACGATGAGCTATCCGGTGTTCCAGGCGCTCATCAAGCACCCGCTGATCGTCGATCGCATCAAGTACACGTCGATGCCGACGGCGAAGAACGTCACCGCGACGCTGCTCGCCGAGATGTTCGACGTGCAAGAGGTCGTCATCAGCAAGGCAGTCTACAATTCCGGTATCGAAGGCGGCACCGACAACTTCGGCTGGATCATGGGCAAGTCGGCGCTGCTGTCCTACTCGCCGCCGAGTGCGGGCCTGATGATCCCCTCCGCCGGCTACATTTTCGGGTGGAGAGGCTATACTGGCTTGAACGATATCGGAATCAGGACATCGTCCTGGTACGAGCAGAAGCTCCGCGCAACGCGGGTCGAGTGCGAAATGTCGTTCGACATGCACCTCGTCTCGTCGGACCTCGGCTACATGTTCAACACGATCGTCGCCTGATGGCACCGGACGTGGCGCGGGAGCATATCCCGGGCTTTGAACTGGCGGGCGCCGTCGTGCGCCGCCCGTTCAACCGGGCCGGGGCGCGCGTCCCGGTCGGCGCGGTGCTGTCGGCCGAAGACTACATGGCGATCAATTACCCGGTGCGCCGGGTGTTCGCCAACAGCGGCCAGATCACCCCGTTCTACCGCCGCCCCGGCGACGCCGATTACACGCCGTCCGAGCCGCCGGCCGCGCGCATCGCCGTGGCACCGGCCGCGCCCGGGGTGCGGCACATCATTCATCGCGGCGGCGGCCGGTACGACGTGGTGAGCGGGTCGATTCTGAACGATCAGCCGTTGTCGCGCGAGACCGCCGAAGCGCTCGCCAAGCAGAAGGATCAATGACATGGGCCTCGCGCAACGCTTCAAGGGCCGTGTCGCGTTCGACGCGCCGTTCGTCGGGCGCACGCAAACCGGACTGACCGCGCATGCCGGCGGCGGGCAGGCCAACGCGCTGCAGCTGCAATACGACGGCGCCAGCGTCGGCACCGTGGCCTCGGCG